GGCCCGCCTTCCCAGGACGCGCGGGCCGTTGGCGTTTGTGCGAACGGCGATGGTTTGGGGCTAAGTTTCTGTATAATATTAGGCCTGTATTATTATTTTATGAACTACAGTTTTATTTAAGTAGACTTATTGCAGCGGTAATATATTGGCGGGCAGGGCGAGTCGAAAGGGCTTTTTATGTTAAAAAGTGCAGTAGCGGCTATGGCCGTACTTGTCTTGGGCGCTGTGGCCAGTGACGGTGCCATGGCGGGGTGTGACCAGAATACTCCAACCTTCTATGTCGCAAAGGCTCCGGACTTCATCCGCACGCCGAAGCCAAGAGAGCCGTCTGAGGGTGTGCCTCCTACTATAATCTGGGAATTGGCTCGAAACATTACGTTCGGCGGAAACGATATCGTCATCAAGAAAGGCGCTCGTTTCTATCTTTACAAAGACGGGACTTGGAGTTTCGTGGCCGATTTCCACAACAATACGGAAAAGACAGCAAGCCTGGATTTCTACGTGGCCTTCGAGAAGGACCCCTACACGCCATGGCCTGATCTGAGCGCCATAAAGGTCGTGCACGAGAAGGACTTGCAGCCCCAAGCTGATTGGGAGAAGCAAGCCAAGAATGAAACCATCCCCGGCGACGACAAGAAGATCTTCGAGACCTTGGCCGCCGACAAGCAGATACAGCATGTGTGGAAGGCTCAGTGCCGTCTAAGGTGAAATCGTAACCCATGCCTTGCCCACGCCCGGCCAAAAGCCGGGCGTTTTCGTATCCATCATCAGCGCCAGCCCGGTGACCCGCCTTCCCAGGAAGCGCGTGCCGTTGGCGCTTGTGCGAACGGCGTTCGCGCGGGAGATCCAACATGGCAGCCGTGCTCGATGACATCGCGGCGGTAGAGGCGCGCGAAGATCTCACCCGGGACGAGAAGAACCGCCTGATCGCGACCTACCGCGTCAACGCCCATATCGCGGCGTTCGCGACCGAGTTCTCGCTGCCCTACACGGTCGAGTATGACCGCACCCATGCGGTGCTGCGGGCGCTCCAGAACCTGGGCAACGGCACGCTGCGGCTGGACTACGAGTGGTATCTGGACGGGGTGCTGCAGGAGTCGCTGGTGGGCGCGGCCAATGCCTGGTACGTGACCAACCCGCCGATCCTGATCCCCGACGAGGAAGGGGAGATCGAGCAGGCTTACGAAAGGCAGATCTACGACGCGAACGACTGGCCGATGTTCGACGAGTTCGGGCAGCCGGTGATGGAGACGGTGACGCGCCGTTTCACCTACGACCCCATCGCCGCCGCGCGCGGTGAGCTGGCCAGCGAGATCAAGAGGCGGTCGGGCGGGGTGCTGTAATGGCGACCTTCACCATCTACGCTGCGGCAAGTGACGGCTACGCCCTAACCAACAATCCCAGCTACGCGACCGCGCTTTCCGGTCCGCCGATCATCTGGAACAGCGTCGACACGATTTTCTTTGTCGGCCAGCGCTGGACCGGGACGAACTACCAGGTCATGCAGGGTTTCGTAGAGTGGGACACGTCACCCCTGGCCGGGGCGACGGCGATCAATTCGGTGACGGCGTCTCTGTCCGGAAATACCGACTTAAGTGACACTGATTTCACCGCCGAAATCCTGTCCTATGATTGGGGCGGGTCGGTAGGCTCCAGCGACTGGCGGACGCCGGCCAATCTGGGCAGCTACCCCCGCCTCGCCTACTGGAACAGTGCGGGGTATTCGGCGGGATACAACGCGTTCACGTCCGAGGCGGCGTTCGCCTCTGCCATCAACACGGGCGGCTTCACACGCGTCGTCGTCGCGTCCGACAGGAACCGGACGTCCACGACGCCGACGGGCAACGAGCGGGTTCACTTCCACTCCGCCGACCAGGCCGGCACGACAGACGATCCCAAGCTGGTGATCGATGCAGAAGTCAGCATCCCGGTCGACGTGACCGGCGATGCCGACGGCCTGGCGATCACCGAGGGCGCGGGTGACGTAGTTATCGGCTCTGGTGCTGACCTGATCGGCGCGGCCGAAGGCGTTCCCATGGCGGAAACCGGCGGCACCTTCACCGCCGGGCGCCGGATCGATGTGACCGGCAACGCCGATACGCTTGCCGTGGTGGAGGCGGGTGGTGACGTGGTGGCCGGCGCGGGGGCGGACATCCAGGGGGCTGCCGAAGCGGTCGGCATCCTGGAGGTGGCCGGTCCGTTCCAGAGCGTCTGGCCCGGCGACATCATCGGTGCCGCCGAAGAACTCGTCCTGATCGAAACCGGCGGCGCGCTGATCGCTGGCTTGGGCGTAGACCTGGCCGGTGTTGCCGAAGGCCTGACGGTCATGGAGACCGGGGGAGCAGTCGTCGCCGGCGCGGCGGTCTATGCCGTCGGTCCGGCGGAGGCGCTGATCCTCACCGAGACCGGCGGGGACATCCTCGTCGGTGCCGGCGTCGTGGCCTCGGGAGCAGCAGAGGCGCTCGGTCTCATCGAAGTTGCCGGCGATCTGGTGGCAGGCACCGGCACCGTGCTCCAGGGCATGGCGGACACGCTCGCTCTCGTCGAAGTGATTGGCACTTTCGTGGCGGGCTTGGGCTTCGACAGCGCTGGTGCTGCGGACCTGATCGCCCTGGTGGAGACGGGCGGCTCCGTCAGCATCGCCAGGATGGTCGACGTGGCCGGCCCGGCCGACATGCTGGCCGTAGCGGCCTCCGCCGGCGACCTGGTCGCGGGCCGGGCGCAGATCCTGACCGGCGCGGCGGACCGCCTCGCCCTCGACGAAGCGGGCGGCCCGTTTACCGCCTTCAACCCGAACCGGCCGGCGCCGCGGTGGCGCACGGCGACCGCGAGCTACGAGAGCCGCACCTACGGGGCGCGGTAGGGCTCGCCATCCACAGGAGCAAGACATGGCCGCAGGCGCCTTCAAGGTCACCGACAATTTCCGCGAGAAGATGGGCGACAGCACCATCGACTGGGAGAACGACACGTTCTTCCACGTCCTGCTGGGCGCGGGGCACACCTTCGCGCGCAGCAACGGGCTGTTCTCCAACATCTCCGGCGACGAGATCGCCGACGGCGACTATGCCCGGCAGGAGATGACCGGCGGCGCCGTGTCGCTGTCCTCGGGCAAGGTCGTCTTCACCTCGGACGACGCCAATTTCGGCGCGCAGGTGGACATCACCGCCAAGTTCCACGCCATCGTGCGGGCCGCCAACGGGGCGTCCGTCCAGGCCTCGGACATCGTCGTCGGCATGCGTGATCTGAACACCGACGGCGGGGGCACCGACCCGGCGGCCTCCGACGACGGGCCGTTCATCTCGCGCCCCCACGCCACCGACGGCTGGTTCTACATCCCGCAGCCGGCCTGATAGCGGGACCGCCCCATGATCGATGCCGCGCTCTATCAGCGCGACCGCTTCTTCACCGACCGCGACGGGGCGTTGTCGCTCCGGCTGCGGGCCGGTGAGGTCAACGACTTCAGCCGCAACTGGACGCACCTGCTGTCGCCGGGCGAGACCATCCTGGAGAGCGCCTGGGAGTCCGACGCCGGCGGGGTGATGACCCACGGCTCGGACGGGCGGATCACCACGGTCTGGCTCGAGGAGGCGGCGCTCGCCCTTGTCGCGCCGGCGGCGTTCGCCACGCTGGTCAACACCATCGAGACGTCGGACGGTCGGCAGGACAGCTGGACCGTCCGCGTCTACCCGCCCGCCTGATGGCTGTTGTCCAGGTCGAGCACAACATCGGCGACTTCCGCCGCTGGCTCGATCGCATCGGCGACCGGCAGCTGCCCTTCGCCACGGCTCTGGCCCTGACTCGCACGGCGCAGGACGTGCAGCGGGAGCTGCGGCATAACCTGGACCGCCACTTCATCGTCCGGCGGAACTGGGTGGCGCGCGGCATCCAGGTCGAGGCGGCCTCCAAGCGGCACACGCTGAAGCGCATGGCCGCGCGGGTGGGCTCGCTCGATGCGTTCATGCTGCGCCAGGAGCTGGGCGGCGAGAAGCGGGGCAAGGCGGGGAAGGACGTGGCCGTCCCCCTCGCCGTGCGCCGCACGCCCAAACAGACCACGCCGCCAAGCCGGTGGCCGAAGTCGCTCCTGCAGCGTGGGGGCAAGCGGAAATATTTCGTGCGCACCATCGCCAGCGGCCCGAACAAGGGCAGGAAGGCGGTGCTGCGCCGGAAGGGGAAGGCTCAGTATCCGCTGCAGGTGCTCTACCTCTTCAAGGAAGAGGTAGACGTGCCCGCCCACTGGGATCTTCGCGCGACCGCCGACCGCGTGGCGCCGCGGGCCTTCCCCTTCGAGATGCGCCAGGCCCTCGACCGGGCGATCCGGTCGGCCCGGTAGGGGCGGTAGCCCCGCCAGCGGGTCCTTCCCGCCCTCCGCCGCCCAGCGGGTCCGCGTGGGCGCCGGGCTTTTGTGCCTTTGGGTTTTCTGAAAACAGGTTGACGAGGTTGACATGAGCAGCGGTCAGGTTGACCCGGACCGGCTCGTCACCCAGACCGAGCTGGCGGATTTGCGCGGCGTCTCGCGGCAGTACATCCACAAGTTGGCCACCCAGGGTCGCCTGGAGTTCATCGACGGCAAGATGCCGTTGGGCGATGCCCTGGCGGTGCTCGAGGACCGCCCGGTCGAGGACGACGAGGACGGCCCCAACTTCAACCAGGCCCGCACCGAGACGGAAGTCTGGAAAGGCAAGAAGGCCAAGCTCGACTATCAGCGCGACGCCGGCCAGCTGGTGCGGGCCGACCGTGTCGAGGGCGCGGTGTTCAACGCCTTCTTCGATCTGAAGAACAGGGTGCTCGAGGCCATGCCCAACATCGCCCGGCGGTGCCGTGCCGCCGACACCGAGCGGGAGGCCCTGGCCCTGGCCGAGGAAGCCATGGCCCAGGTGCTGGGGCAGATCTCCGAGGCGCTCGAGGACCGCTGGCAGAAGAAGGCGAACTGATGGGCTACGCGGATCCTGCGGGCGTCGAGGAAGAGCTCGACGGCCTGGCCGATGCCGAGCAGGTAGTCTGGCAGGCGATCTCCCGGGCGCTGAAACAGCCGGTTCTGATGCCGCTGGACGAATGGGCCGAGGAGCACTTCGTCATCCCGGCGGAGGCCGGGGACAATCCGGGCCCCTATTCGCTGCGACTGGCGCCGCACTGGCGCGAGGTGTTCGAGTGCATGTCACCGGCGCACCCGGCCGAGCGTGTGACGGTCGCGAAGTCGGCCCAGCTGGGATGGACCATAGGCGAGGCGATCTGGATGTTCGCCATCGCCGATCAGTGGCCGGGACCGCTGATGATGGTGCATCCGACGATCAAGGCGGCGCAGGACTGGAACCGCGAGAAGCTGTCGCCGATGCTGCGGGTCTCGCGGGTGCCGTCGATTCGGCGCCTGGCGTCGCGGCGCCGGCCGAAGGCGGAGGAGATCGGCGAGAGCGCCCAGACCACGCTCTACAAGCCGTTCCCGGGCGGACACTGGATCCTGACCGGCGCTAATTCGTCGGCGGACATTTCGTCCAAATCGACCCGCTACATCGTGAAGGAGGAATGGGACCGCTGGCCGGAGGACGTGGAGGGCCAGGGCGACCCCGACGAGCTGGTCGAGGCTCGCCAGATCTCCTACCACCGGTCGGGTCGGGGCAAGACCGTCCAGGGAGGCACGCCCGACCTGATGCAGTCGAGCCGGACCTGGGAAGCGTACCTTGCCGGCGACCAGCGGCGGCGGTTCATCAAGTGCCCGGCCTGCGGCCACGAGCAGGAGCTGCGGTTCTTCCCGATCTCGCGGGAAGGCGAGCCATTCCGCGGCGGGCTGAAGTTCAACATGGAGCCGCCACACCAGGCCCACTACGTCTGCGAGGCCGATGGCTGCGGCGGCTTCATCCGCGAGCACGAGAAAGAGGAGCTATTCCAGGATCGCTCGCCGGAGAATCCCGATGGCGCGGTCTGGAAGGCGCAGAACCCGGGTGCGGGTCGCCAGCCCAGCTTTTCCATCAACGCGCTCTATTCGCTGTTCACGACTTGGGATCACGTGGCGGCCGCCTTCGTGCGCGCCAAGGGCGATCCGCAGCGGCTGAAGGGCTTCTGGAACCTCTGGCTCGGGCTGCCCTGGGATGACCGGGGCGACGTGCCGGCGGCCGAGAAGCTGATGGACCGGCGCGAGGCCTACGGGATTCGGACGATCCCCCGGGGCGGCCTGGTGGTCACCGGCGGCGCCGACGTGCAGAGCAACGGGATCTATTACGAGGTCGCGGCCTGGGGTCGGGACGAGCAGTCCTGGTCGATCGATTACGGCTTCATCCCCGGGGACCCGCCGGACCCGGAAAGCCCGTGCTGGGCCGAGCTCGACAAGGTCTACCACCGGCAGTACCGGACCGCCGGCGGCAAAGCGCTGGGGATCGATCTGTTCCTGATCGACGGCGGCTATGCCCGGGCGGGCGTGGCACCCTGGGTCAAGAAGAAGCCCAAGGCGTTCGCGGTGCGCGGCGACGAGGGTTGGCACAAGCCGATCGTCGGCGCGCCGCGCAAGGAGGACGTGACCGTCAAGGGCAAGAAGCTGCGGAAGTCCTTCGAGATCTGGCCGGTCGGCGGCTATGCGCTCAAATCGAAGTTCTACGCGAACCTGCGCAAGGAAGGGCTCGACCCTGACACCAAGGCGTTCCCGCCCGGTTATTGCCACTTCTCGCTGGATCATGAGCAGGACTTCTTCGAGCAGGTGACGGCGGAAAGCCTTGTGGAGAACAAGAAGGCCCGCCGCCGCATGCGCTGGATGTGGGAGGCCCACGGCGAGAACCACTGGCACGACTGCCGGATCTACGCCTCGGCGGCGCTCGAACATCCGCGTCTGGCGGTCTCCCGCTGGGACGACGCCAGGTGGCGTCGCCTCGAGGAGTTGCGCGGCGGCATCGAGGAAAGCCCGCAGGGGGACTTGGCCGGGCACTGGACCCAGCCGGTCAGGGCGGAATCGCCCGCGCCGGCGCAGGAGACGGCGACCGCCCAGGCCGCGACGGCTCCACGTAAACGACTATCGGAAAGGCTGGCGTAATGGCTGACACGGCGACACTACAGGCGTGGCTGACGGAGGCCGAGCTCGCCTATCACAAGCTGCGCACCGGCACGCGGCGCGTTCGGGTCCGCTACGAGGGCCGTGAGGTCGAGTACGACAGCACCAATGCAGGTGACTTGGCGGCCTATATCGCGGACCTGAAGTCTCAGCTCGGTCTCGTGAGCCGCCGCGCCATCGGCGTGAGGTTGTGATGGGGAAGGCGTTCACGCCCGGCGACGGGCAAACCGTCATCCTCGATCACCGGGGTCTGCCCATGCAGCCGCCGGCATCAGCACGCCTTGCCGGCAGCGCCTACCAGGCAGCCGACGCTGCCGCCCAGGAACTGGCCAGCTGGCTGCCGGCGCTGGTCTCGCCCGACGCGGCCTGGCTGCCGGAGCGGGACACGGTGGCGGCCCGCGCGCACGACCTGGTGCGCAACAACGGGTGGGCTGCGGGCGCGGTCTCGCGCTACTTGGACAACGTGATCGGCTCGGGGCTGCGGCTGTCGGCCAAGCCCGACTGGCGGGCGCTCGGCCAGACCGCCGAGTGGGCGGACGACTGGGCCCGGAGCGCCGAGGCGGCGTTCCGCTCCTGGGCGAACGATCCCGACTTCACCTGCGACGCGGAAGGTACCAAGAGCCTGGGCATGCTGGCGGGCCTGGCCTACCGGCATTTCGCCATCGACGGCGAGGCTCTGGCGCTGCCGTTCTGGCTGCCCCGGCGGCCGGGAAGCCGCTGGGCCACGGCGATTAAGATCGTGCATCCCGACCGGCTGTCCAATCCCATGGGTGCGCCTGACACCGACACGCTGCGCGGCGGTGTCGAGCAGACGCCCGAGGGGCGGCCGATCGCCTATCACATCCGCGCCCGCCACCCGGGCGACTGGATCGCGATGACCGGCGACAATTATCGCTGGGAGCGGGTGCCGGCGCGGGCGCCCTGGGGCCGGCGGCGGGTGCTGCACTTCTACGATCCGGAGGCGGCGGGCCAGACCCGCGGCATCTCCAAGTTCGTGGCCACGCTGAAGCGGCTGAAGGTCTCCGAGAAGCACGACTCTACGGAGCTGATGGCGGCGATCGTGAACTCGATCTTCGCCACCTACATCGAAAGCCCGTTCGACCATCAGCTGCTGCAGGAAGCGATGACGGGGGACGACCCGACCGCGGTGGACGAGCTGGGCAAGTACCAGGATCTACGGGCCGGCTTCCACGCCGACAAGCGGATGACGCTGAACGGCGTTCGGATCCCGACCCTGTTCCCAGGCGAGAAGATCGGCTCGATCACGCCGACCCGGCCGAACACGGCGTTCAGCGCCTTCCAGGAAACCTGCCTGCGGAACATCGCCTCGGCGCTGGGCCTGTCCTACGAGCAGCTCTCCCAGGACTGGTCGAAGACGAACTACAGCTCGGCCCGCGCCGCGCTGCTCGAGGTCTGGAAGCACCTGACGCGCGACCGGGAGATCTTCATCCAGGGCTTCATGAACCAGATCTACGCGCTCTGGCTCGAGGAGGCGATCAGCATCGGCGCGGTCACCGTGCCCGCCGGCGCGCCGCGCTTCTGGGAGAACCGGGCTGCCTGGTGCGGCTGCAAGTGGATCGGCCCGGCCCGCGGCTGGGTGGACCCGGCCAAGGAAGTGACCGCCTCGGCCATGCGACTCGAGCTCGGTATCTCGACCCTCGAGGACGAGTGCGCCGAACAGGGCAAGGACTGGGAAGAGGTGGTCGCGCAGCGCAAACGCGAGCTCGAGTACATGCAGAAGCTCGGCCTGGCCCGGCCCAACTGGGCGCAGTTCGCCGGCGCCGCCGGCACCCAGGACAATCCGGAGAACAACCGTGCAGCCTGACCTGCTTTCAAACGCCGCCCGCCTGTTCAACGGGCCGGCGCTGATCGACGCGCGCCACGGCAGCGTGGTGACCGCCGCCGTCATGCGCTGGGTCCAGATGCAGCAGGCGGGCCCGGCCGTCGACCTGTCCAAGGCCGCCGCCGTCCCGAAATACGCGCAGCGCCATTCGGAGGCAGTGCGCTATTCGGTCCAGGACGGCATCGCCCACTTCCCGGTGAAGGGCCTGATGGGCGTCGGCTGGAACGACTATCACGCCCTCGACCTGGAAGTGCGAACCGCGTTCGCGGACGAGGCGGTCAAGGGCGTGCTGTTCGAGCTCGACACGCCCGGCGGCCTGGCCTCCAAGCTGATGGACTTCGTCGACACCCTGCACGGCCTGCGGGGCATCAAGCCCATGTGGGCGCTGGTGAACGAGCTGGCCGCCTCGGCCGGCTACGCCATCGCCTCGGCAACGGACCGGATCATCGTGCCGCGCACGGCCGAGGTAGGCTCCGTCGGCGTGGTCATGCTGCATCTCAGCCTGGCCGGGGTGTTGAAGGACTTCGGCGTGGAGATCACGCCCATCTTCGCGGGCGAGCACAAGGTGGACGGAAACTGGTGGAGCAAGCTCCCCGCCCCGGTGCGCGAGCGCTGGGAGGTGGAGATCGCCGAGCACTGGGATCTGTTCGCCGGCACCGTCGCCCGCAACCGGAACATGGACATGGAGGCCGTCAAGGCGACCCAGGCGCTGGTCTACACCGGCCAGCACGGCGTCGACATCGGCTTCGCCGACGAGGTGATGACGGCTTCCGAGGCCGTCGCCGCCTTCGCGGAGGAAATCGCCGGGACCCGTCCCGGGATCGTGGCCCCTGCGGCCAAAACCCCCAGCAGCCAGAAGGAGACATCATCGATGGCTGATGACACCAAGACCCCCCCTGCGGGGGCGGACACCCAGGCCGCTCCGGCCGGTGCGGCGGCCGCAGAGCAGGGAAGCCCGACCACCGGCGGCGATACCTCTGCGACCAAGCAGCAGGCACCGGCGGCCGGCGGCGACGCGCCCGCCCCGGCGGCCGGCCAGCCGTCCGCGGACGACGCGGTGAAGGCCGAGCGCGCCCGCGTCGGCGGCATCCTCGGCTGCGAGGAGGCCAAGGGCCGCGAGCAGCTGGCCAACTACTTCGCCACCCAGACCGATCTCTCGGTCGATCAAGCGAAGGCCGCGCTGGCGGCGGCGCCCAAGGAAAGCCGGGACAACGGCCTGGGTGCGGCGATGGCCGGCATCGACAACCCGGACGTGGGCAACGAGGGCGGTGAGGGCGTCTCCGGCGGCGACGACGCCGAGAAGACCGCGGCCGCGATCGTCAAGTCCTACAAGGCCGCGAGCGGCCAGTAACAGGGAGCATCGAGCATGGATCCGAACTTCCAGAGCGAAGGCAGCTTCGCCTACGACAACCTGCTGGCCGGGGACTTCCCGCGGGCCACCAAGACCGTGACCCTGATCTCCGGCCAGAACCAGCCCCGCGGCGCGCTGCTGGGCAAGATCACGGCTTCGGGCAAGTACACCCTGTCCCTGGCCGCCGCCGAGGACGGTTCCGAGGTCCCGTGCGCCGTCCTGGGCAAGGCGACCGACGCGTCCGACGGCGACCTCAAGACGGTCGTCTACCAGACCGGCGAGTTCAACGAGGACGCCATCACTTACGGGACCGGCCACTCGAAGAGCACTGCGGCCACCGTGGATGCCTGCCGCGAGCGCAGCATCTTCCTCAAGTCCATCGTGCCGGCCTAACCGGGCCCGCGAGAAAGGAGATCCGTTAGATGGATATGTTTGCAACCGCGGTTCTCGCGGCCCTGGTGCGGAACCTGAAGCGTCCGCAGACCTTCCTGCTGCGCAAGTTCTTCCCGCTGGTGGACGAGCAGACCAGCGAGACCATCGTCTTCGACGTGGAGAACGGCAAGCGCCGCATGTCGCCCTTCGTGAGCCCCCTGGTCGCCGGCAAGGTGGTCCAGAACCAGGGCTACACCACCAACTCGCTGAAGCCCGCCTACATCAAGGACAAGCGCGAGTTCAAGCCGGGCGACTCCCTGAAGCGCATGGCCGGCGAGCAGATCGGCGGCAACCTCTCGCCCGAGCAGCGTCGCCAGGCGGCGCTGATGAAGGCCATGCAGGACCAGCTGGACATGCTCTACCGCCGTCTCGAGTGGATGGCGTCCGGCGCCATGAAGGCGGCGAAGTACACGGTCTCGGGCGAAGGCTACGAGCCGGTCGAGATCAACTTCGGCCGGGCCGCCGGCCAGACCGTCGCCCTGACGTCGAGCGCCCGCTGGGGCGAGTCCGGCGTGAAGCCGTCGGCCAACATCAAGACCTGGGCCCGCACCGTGCTCCAAGGCTGCGGTTCCTCGCCCACGGACGTCGTCATGGACCCGCTCGCCTGCGACCTGTTCATGGCCGACGAGGACGTGAAGGAGAGCATCAAGACCGACTTCCGGGGCACCCGCTCCGAGCTCGAGCTGGCGCCCTACATTTCGGCCGGCGGCGTCTACAAGGGCCGCTGGGGCCAGTTCGACATCTGGGAGTACCAGGACTGGTACGTGGACGACAACGACACCGAGCAGAAGATGCTGGCCGACTATTCGGTCATCCTGGGCGGCGCCGACGTCCAGGGCGTCCGTCATCACGGCGCCATCCACGACGAGGAAGCGGGCCTGCAGGCCATGGAGTTCTTCGCCAAGTCGTGGGTGGAGAAGGACCCGTCGCTGCGCTGGCTGCTGATGCAGTCGGCCCCGCTGGTCGTTCCCTACCGGACCAACGCCAGCTTCGGCGCCACCGTCCGCTAACCGCCTGATCCCGGCGGCATTCGAAGAAGCCCTCCGGCCCCGGCCGGGGGGCTTTTGGTATGCCGCCCGTCCCAGAAGAGGAACCATCCCATGGCAAAGAAGCCCGACACCATCCAGGTGGTCACGCTGTGCACCACCGTCATTGTCGAGAACAAGGAACAGCGGTCGGTGCCCCCCGGCACCCTGATCGCCCTGGCGGCCGCCGAGGCCGAGGACGGCCTGCAGCGTGGTCTTTATGCCGCCCCGTCCAACTATGTGGCCGCGGGCCCGACGAAACCGGTCCGGCCGCGCGACCCTGAGCTGGTGAAGGTGGCGATCGTCGATCAGCTGCGAACCTGGACGAAAGAGGACTGGGCGAACGAGGAGATGACCACGGCGTCCGGCAAGCCGGCGGTTGCCGTGCTCGAGAAGCAGCTGGGCTATGACATCACCGCCGAAGAGCGCGAGGCCGCGTTCGAGGAGGTGAGGGCCTCGCTGGTCTGATCTTGTGGACGAGTTCGATGAGCTGAACAACGCGGTGACGGAAACCTTCGGCACGAAGCAGACCGTCACCTACCGCCCGCGCGGGCGGGCGTCGTTCGGCATTCCACACGCCATTTTCGACGACAACCATCAGCTGCTGTCGTTCGAGGATGGCGTTGAAGTCAGCCGCACGGTGCCGGCGCTCTTCGTCAAGCGCGCGGATCTCGAGCCGATCGGAGGCCGGGTCGATGACGAGGACCGGGTGGCGATCGGGACGGAGGTGTTCCGGGTGGCGGACGAGCAGCCTGACAGCGAGGGCGGCGTGGTGATCATCCTGCAGAGAATGAGGGGCCGGCCATGAGCGGCCCCTTGGGCAAGCCGCCGCGGCTGCAGATCCGAGACCGCGCCATGGACCGGCTCTTCGGCGTCACCGCGGCGCAAGACCGGGTGCGGGCCAATGCGACCCGCCGGCAGCTGGAACGGCTGCTGGAGGCGGGGCCGGTGGTCCGCGTCTATCTATTCCAGGAGAACGGCG